CGCAAGTACACCAATCAGAGAGAGATATTATCATCCGAAGGATGATTCAATTCGAGCGAAGTACGCCATCGACGAGCTCTTCGAGGAGATGGGGACAGCGAAGCTCGGTCACGGATGTGTTCATGAGTCATCTTGACGAATGAAGGGCTTATCATTTTACCGCAAGCCCATCAAGAGTCCGACCCTACAGGAGGACCGTAGATGGTTCGTGGTCTTAGGGGTAAACGTATACGTTTACACCGCCCACGGATATGCTGTTCGAGTTCGCCTTCTGACGAGCACTTCGAAGCGAGACAGACTAAGGCGTACATCTCGACAGCACACCAAACCAGTTGCAACAAAGCTTCATTATTAACAACCGAATTGGACTTGACAGGTTTATGTAAATCCCCCTTATATATCCCCCGGAGGGGGAATGACGATCCTGAATAGGAGTGACGCATATGCCCGAACCATATCTCAATAAGTTACAGCAAAAAGAAATAAGAAAGAAACAATTATCACCGTTGAGGTTACAGATGATAGAGCACGTTGTCGCAACAGGTGATGGGCACTCGGCAACAGCTAGAGCATTGAATTGTAACAGGTCTTCTGTAGTACAGGCCATGAATGATCCATATGTTCAGGAGGTATTACAGCAGAAGGTAGGTGAACGTCTTACCAGAGCCAGTGCAATAGCCAGTAACACACTCATTAAGTTAGCGAGACAAGGTAAGTCTGAGTACGTACAGCTACAAGCGAGTGATTCCATTCTCGATCGTACAGGGTTCAAGCCACCCGATCGCTCTATACATCAGGTACAAGGTGACGTTAGTATACGTATCAACCTCGAGTAGAGGTAGGGGGGGTTAAAAACTACCTGTCATTGCGAGTATATGTCCCACTCACTCAATTTTCTTAAAAAAAAGCACTTTCATCCTGTGCGTGTACTAAGTTCCTCTTCTTTGTAATTAATACTCCTTCGATGTTTGAATTATTTTTTAAATGCTTGGAGTTAGATCATATGCATATTGGTTCTTTAAAGAAGCGAATGATAAAGTTAAGTAAGCGCCTTCATCGTTCTATTGATGGTTCTCCTCAGGGGAATAAGTTAGAGGAGTTGGTTAATGAGTTTGAGTCTACTGTAGACGATGCTCATCGTTCTTTGTCTGATGGTCGTGGTAAGGCGAATAAAATATTAGACAAGTCTCTTGCTGAGAAGGCAGAGAAACCCAAAGCCAAACCTAAAAAGAAAAAGTAATGAGCTTTTGCTCAGAACTCCGGCATGAGGATTTGATGAGGCTCCGCAAGGTGCTTCGTCAGATGTTTAAGGTCCGTACCAAGCGTCATGAGGTATCTGATTGGGAGCTTGATAGGTGGATTGAATCCATTGGGCCTAAAGTACGCGAGAAAACTGTACAACAGGCAGTAGATAGAGGTCTTGTGGAGTGAGTTATGAATTTAATTATACGCCAGCAGGTGAAGTCCTTAAAACATTTCTTAAAGATGAAAGTTACTTCCGCGGTATACGTGGTCCTGTGGGAAGTGGTACCTCCTCTGCTTGCTGTGTCGAGATATTTCGTAGAGCGTCTGAACAAGTTGCAGGACAAGATGGAGTCAAGCGAACACGCTTCGCGATAATCCGTAATACCAATCCTCAGCTGAAGACAACCACGGTAAAGACTTGGCTTGAGTGGTTTCCTGAACATATCTTTGGTAAATTCAACTGGTCTGTACCTTTTACCCACAATATCAAGATTGGTGCGATAGAATGTGAGGTAATTTTCCTGGCATTGGATCGCCCTGACGATGTAGACAAGCTGTTATCTCTTGATCTGACAGGGGTATGGATCAATGAGGCCAGAGAAATCAGCAAATCTGTGGTTGATGGGTGCACAATGAGGTGCGGCAGGTACCCTTCTATGAAGGATGGGGGGCCGACTTGGTATGGGGTAATCGCTGATACCAATGCGCCAACCGATGACCACTGGTGGCCCATTATGGCGGGAGAAAGCCCTATTCCAGACTATATTCCAAGGGAAGAAGCAGCCATGTTGCAGAAACCAAGCAACTGGACCTTCTTTACCCAGCCATCTGGTATGATTGAGAAGTTTGATAGCACAGGAAAGACCATTCTAGGCTATGAAATGAACCCTGAATCAGAGAATACGGACAATTTAACCCCTGATTATTACAACAATATCATTAAAGGTAAGACGAAAAGCTGGATTGATGTCTATGTCATGAACCGATTGGGTTCAATTGATGAAGGAAGGCGGGTTTATCCTACATTTAATGACGATGTTCATGTTGCCCCAGAGAGTTTGATCCCAATTGAAAGCCTAGACATCTATGTGGGCATTGATTTTGGTCTAACACCCTCTGCAATCTTTGGTCAGCGCAGACCTGATGGCAGATGGAATATCTTACGAGAACTTGTGACCACTGATATGGGCACGGTTCGCTTTGCGGAGACTTTAAAATATGAAATTAAAAGACATTTTCCGGGTTTTGGGCCTGATCGCTTTAATTTCTACGGTGATCCTGCTGGGGATCAGCGCGCCCAAACGGACGAAACCACACCCTTTCAAATCCTACGATCTAACGGCATCGTGGCCCTGCCCACCAACACCAATGATCCTGTTGTACGGATAGAAGCCATCGAGGGGATGCTCAACCGTATGGTTGATGGACAGCCGGGGCTGTTATTAGACCCGAGTTGCAAGACATTGCGCCAAGGCTTCCGTTCTGGCTACCAGTATCGCCGTTTATCTGTCTCAGGTGATGCCAGATACGAGGATAAACCCAATAAAAATAAATATTCACACCCTCATGATGCCCTTCAGTACATGGCAATTGGCGCGGGGGAAGGCAAAAACATTCTTCATGGCGGCAGATCATTCAAACAAGTCAACATTAAACCGGAGTCAGGATTTTGGAATCGACAAAGAAATCAACGGAGGGGGTCAAGGGCTACATATGGTATGTAGGTTTTCGAAATACGACCCGACCCCTCCCCTTACCTTGGAGGTGGATTTGTAGAGATGGATATAAGCACGTTTATGCAATGCGGTATGATCCTAATATGGACTGCTGGATACTTTGTGAGTGGCTTGGCTTTCGTCTTCATATCGAACTATTACGGGGAGAGAAGGTTGAGGCGTTATTCCATCAAGCCTCTCAAAGCGGCGGGATGGTTTCTTATGAGTCTGAGTATCGCGATGGTCTTGCTCTTAATTTCAGGATGCCAATCTATTGTGTCACTTGGGCAAAGCACTTGCTCGGTTTGCAATTATGTCCTGCTGTAACCCCTTATCAATTATTCTGTGCGTTGAGAAATCGCGGCGGTTCAGTCATGTTCGAGCAGGAGAAACGTAATGGATTTTTTTGGAAGCGATGAAAAGCCTGTTGTTCAACAGGAAGACCCTGAATTAACCCGCCTGAAAAAAGAAGAGGAAGCTCGTCTTTTAAAACAGGAACAAGCTCTGGCAGAAGAAAAAACCGCCAGATCAAAACGCCTTCGTGGTGCGCGATCTCTTATGTCGGCTGGGTATCGTGGGTATGATGACAATAAATTAGGAACAGCATAATGGGTGATAGTTCAGGAAGTGAATCGGGTGGCGGTTTCGATGATGTTGCCAGTGCTTATGACGACCAAGGTCGTGAACGTCAGTCTAACGTCAATCCCGTTGGTTCTTTTCTAGGAAGTGCCACACCTGCTGAACATTCAGAAAATGACAGGCGTGTTAGTGCGGCCTTATCGGCTATGCCTGACCCTGATACGGGTGAACGTATGTTTGATAACGTCATCACAGGGCAAAGGGAGTCAGTAGAAACTTATAGTCGGCCAGAATTTGCTCCAACAGAGGGCAGTGCTTTGGATTTTAATCAAGAACCGTCCATCACCGCAACACCTCTTGGTGTTGTTGGTCGGGTGCTAGGCAGTCTGGCTTTTGGGGGACCGCTTGGTCTTGCGGCAAGTACACTATTAGGTGCGGCTGGTAATAAAATGAGTGAAAGCGCTGGTCATGGCTCAATTACCATAAGAGCCAGTGATGGTGTCACGGTTAATCGTGGTGATAGTGGAACGGGTAATCGTAATGTCTATACGACTGAAAATACAAAAGATGTTCCTGAAGGATTAATGGCAGGAAAAGACCCAGCTTTTCCCGGCAGATATGATAATCCTCCTGACGGAGATATTGATTATGGCAATGATTCACCTTTGCCCTCTTCTGTACCAAAAGCACCAAAACAAAAAGCAAGTTTGTTGTCTCCACAGCAACCAAATATCCAAGAGGAAGAAGTTGATCCTCTGGCACAGTCACGACGAAGATATGCTGGGCAAAACAGTTTAATGAGTAGTGGTTATAGAGGATTTGCGTAATGGCAATGAAAACAATTAGAGAAGTTGTAGAAGGCGAGGAACGTGCACTTTCTTTGCGCCGTTTGTGGGAACCTATCTGGGGTGATTGTTATGATTACTGTCTTCCCGGTCATAATGGTTTTACAAATCTGTCTCCCGGTCAGCGTGCTGATGAATTAATCTTTGATGAGACTGCTATTGTTGGAACTCAGGAGTTTGCATCACGCATGGTACAGGGAATTGTCCCCAATAATTCAAGGTGGACACGATTAGAACCTGCACCCGCGGCAGTTGGTGAGCTCGATGACAAACAGTTGGCAACCTTGCAGGGCGAACTTGATGAGGTTACTGACTACGCTTTTGAAGTCATCAATAATTCTAATTTTAGCCAAGAAGTCCATGAGGCTATGCTTGATGTTGGCATTGGCACGGGGAATATGACCATTGAGGAAGGGGATGCGGTCAATCCTCTCAAATTTAATGCTGTTCCATTGAGCCATGTTGCTCTGGAACGTGGTCCTTACGATTCAATTGGAGCTCAGTATCGTAAACGGGTTGTCCGGGTTGACAATATCAAGACCATATGGCCCGAAGCGACCTTCAATACAGAGCTTCGGGGCTTGCTCGATAAAGAACCACATAAAGAAATAACGATTTCTGAGGTTTGCTATCGCGATTGGGCAGAGATTGATGAAACCCATCACTACTGCGTTTATCTTAAATCCAGTGAGCATAAAATTTATAGTGAAACCTATTCAGGGATAGGCTCAAATCCGTGGGTCTCTTTTCGCTGGGCTAAAACCGCAGGTGAAATTTATGGTAGAGGTCCAATTTATAATGCTTTAAGTGCAATTAAAACGTGCAACTTGACGGTTCAGCTTATTTTAGAAAATGCGGAACTGGCAGTTTCGGGTGTATGGCAGGGGGATGATGACGGCGTGTTGAACCCTGCCAACATTCGTATGATACCTGGCACCGTCATTCCCAGATCAGCAGGAAGCAGAGGATTGGAAGCCCTGCAATTCCCGGGTAGTTTCGATGTTGCCCAGCTGGTGCTTAATGATATGCGTCACAACATTAATCGAGCTCTTTACAATGAGACATTGGGACGCAGGGAAGGTACACCAATCAGTGCAACAGAGGTTGCCGAGCGTATGGGTGAGCTCTCCAGACAATTGGGAAGTACCTATGGCAGACTGCAAGCTGAACTGGTTCTGCCTTTAATGAAGCGGGTTTTATATATCCTGAAAAAGCAGGGAAGGATTACGCTTCCCCAGATTGACGGTCGGGAGATTCAGATTCGTGCTGTCTCTCCAATGATGAGAGCCCAGCGCAATGAAGATATTTCACAGCATATTAATTATGTAAGAACAATTGGTGAGTTATTCGGCCCTGCAACAGTTCAGACAATTGTTGATCCTACCAAGTTTTCTGAAAAGCTTGCGCCTTGGTACGAGGTCGATCCTGATGTTCTGATGGATGAAGAGAAACGCCAGCAACTTACCCAGCAAACTGGAGAAGCAATGGCTCAAGGTGGTGGTGGTGAAATGGTATCACAGATAAGGGAGTTAATGCCTTAATGAAACAACGGCGTGTTGAGTCAGAGGAATCAATAAAATTAAATAAGATGTACAGGGCAACATTTACCAAAGGTTCAGGTAAGGCTGTTCTCAATCATCTCAAACAGATCAGTATTTATAGTGTAGGGGGTCCGGGCATTACGCCAGATACCCTTATGCATATGGAAGGTCAGCGATTTATTGTCGCTGAAATTGAAAACCGTGTAGAACAAGGAAAGGACTCTGGCGATGAATGACGATAGTGCAGGTGCAGTAGAGGCTGAAGCACCAGCTGAAGCAACTGAAGAGGTTAATACTGAAACGGCTTCACGGCCTGAATATGTGCCTGAAAAATACTGGAACGCCGAGCGTGGTGAGACAGATATTGAGAAATTAAGCAAAGGTTATAATGAGATAGCCAGTGCTTTTGGTAAAAAAAATGAAGACTTAGAAGCTGAAATTACCAAAAAATTAGAAACGAATAGGCGAAAGGATGTTCCAGAAACGGCGGCTGATTATGTTTTTGAGCCAAATCCTGAACTTATTCCTGAAGGTGCCAAGTTTGAAATGGATAAGGAAAACGCCCAGTTAAAAGAATTTGGGGAACTTGCTCATGAAATTGGTTTATCACCTGAACAATATAACAAAGTGGTCAGTCTCTATGTCGCCAATGAAATGGCGATGATGCCAGACAAAAAAGCTGAAGCCGCCAAACTTGGTGAAAATGCACAAGCCCGGATTGAGCGTGTTGATATGTGGTCTAAAGCAAATCTCTCTGAAAATGCTTATACGGCGGTTGTTGGTCAGGCAACATCAGGTGAGTTTATTATGGCGATGGAGGAGCTCATCGACAAAACATCTGGTGCGACACTTGATGGTGGTGATGAGAAAAAACAAGGGGCACTAACCCTAGAAGAGCTTCAAACCATGCAGAAAGACCCACGTTATCGTGATCCCAGACATCGTGAAGATGCTTATGTAAAGCGTGTGGAAGCTGGTTTTGCGGCATTAACTCAATAATTCTCCCTGTGTAACTTGGACATTTTTTATTCTGTCCGTTGACCTGTCGTTATTGGCAGGTCATTTTTTTACCGTAACCCTCGGCCTGAAGTTTCGGAAAGCGGCCCTTTATGGATACCCGTCCTACGAATCCGACGACACCCGAATTAACTTTAACTCTTGTGTTCAACGATTTGGAGGATAGCAATGGCTTTTCCAGATATTAATGATTCATTTGTTAAGCAATTTGAATCTGAGGCGCATATGGAATACCAACAAATGGGTTCCAAACTGCGTAACACCATTCGTACCAAAGCTGGTATTACTGGTGAATCTACTACTTTTCAGGTTATTGGAAACGTAGACGTTGGAACTAAAGCCCGAAACGGCAAGGTTCCTCGTTCTGAAGCTTCCCATGCACCTGTCGAAGTTTCTCTACAAGACCGTTATGCATCAGTAATGATTGACGATCTTGATGAGTTAAAAATCCAACATGACGAGCGTGGTGTTCAAGCTAAGAATATCGCGGCGGCTATGGGTCAAGATACCGATACTATCATACTCACAGCTATGGATGCGTCAGCTAACAGTAACAACGTAAGTACCGCCGAAACATTTTCTGCGGCGGCTACACCAATCGGAATTATGGAAGACTTTGGTAATGCTTCTATTCCTTTCGATGGTGAGCTTTATGCTTGTGTTTGCTGGGAAGCTTGGGGCGATCTGCTCGATCTTGATGAGTTTTCAAACGCTGATTATGTACCAAGTGAACAGCTTTGGTTTGAAGGCGTAACAGCTAAGAAGTGGTTGGGCTTTAACTGGTTCCCACATGAAAACTTACCTGTTGACGGCTCTAGCGATGCTAAGTGCTTCTACTATCATCGTTCTTCAACTGGTCATGCAATCGGTCAGGATTACTCACAGCGGATAGATTATCTTGCTGAGTATGATTCCAATCAGGTCATGGCTAAAATGTCGCATGGTGCTGGTCTTATCGATGATACGGCTTGCATTGAGCGTGTTTACAACAGTGCTTGATAAAGGAGATTTGAATCATGGCTTATAGTGCGGCAGGTCTTGTCAAAATGGGATCAGGAGGCGGTTTTAATATTTATTTCTACCGTTCACTTGATACCGCGGCAACGGTCAATTCAGCGGCTTATTTCAACAGCGCAGTAGATTTTCTGAATGTTGGTGATTTAATTATACAACAGCAAGTTGGTGGCACAGTGGCTACCCCTACTTCTGTTACTGCTGGAACATTAATGTGGGTGCTATCGAACAATGGCACAGCCGTCGACGTTTCGGATGGAACGGCGATAGTTGTAACGGACGGCGATTAGAACTCCACGCCGGAGTATGGCGGGGCGAGGGTTTTTCTCATATGACTCTCTGGTTTGGCCTGAGTCCCGCCTGTTCCTGAAAGTATATAAATGAGTGTAGCGACTACTGATATTGCTGTTGCATCAAAAGGATTGGTTCTTATTGGGGCTGATCCTATTGCGGCTTTTGACGGAAGCAGTCGCGGAGCGATAGTTGCCGAACATATCTATGATGAGGCAATTGAAGATATTCTAACAGATACACCGTGGTCGTTTGCAACGACACAGGCTGATCTGTCCCATGTTTCAGATACACCAGAGTCGATCTGGTCTGATGCATGGCAAAAACCAACAGAAGCTTTATTGATACGCCGTGTAACGGTTAATGATAAAGACATTGATTATGAAGTCTATGCAGACAAAGTGTACTGCAATTATGACGAAAACAATATCCTGACAATGAATTATATTTTTCGGGCACTGGAACAGGATTGGCCTCCATATTTCAGGTATGCCGCTGAATTAAAGCTTGCCAGCATCTTTGCGATGTCGGTGGCGGGAAAGCCTGATATGGCTGACACCTTTCAACAACAGGCTGAATTTGCGTTACGTAAGGCTAGAAGTCAGGATGGTCAGGCTGACACAACCCACGCAATTACGACAAGCCGTTTTATTATTGCTCGGAGGTAGACTATGCCTTTAAGAGCAACAACTTTCCAAACCAACTTCTCATCTGGTCAACTTGATCCTCGTATGATGTCACGCGCTGATGTTGGTGTGTATAATAACTCAGGAGAAAATCTTCTTAACAACTCCCCTTTGGTTCAAGGAGGAGCTCGTCGTCGACCTGGCTCAGATTATGTTGCGACATTAACTGGACATACACGCCTTGAAAAACTGCGCTTTAATGACACACAGCTGTATATCTTTGCGTTCTCAAATACTGAACTAAAGATATTTAATTCTGCTGGGAGCTTGTTGCAGACCCTGACATCCCAGCCGTGGAGCGCAACGACTATGTGGGAGATGCGTTTAACCTCAGCTGGCGATACAACGATTATTACTCATGAAGACTTCGCAATGCAGAAATTACTTCGTACAGGGGCAACGACGTTTACGATTGCCGCTTATGCATTTGAGTCTCATAGTTCTGGTTATCCCCGGTATCAGCCGTTTTATAAATTTGCTGACGATAGTACGACACTGACACCCAGTGCAACGTCAGGCAGTGGAGTTACTTTGACAGCTTCCGCTGCTTCTTTTGTCTCTGCTCATGTTGGATCAATCATTCGATATAAAGGAAAAGAATGTGATGTCACAGGTTTTACCGATACCACCCATGTTACCGTTACGGTCCGGGAAACGCTGTCGGGAACATCTGCCGATACCGATTGGGACGAAAATGTTTTTTCAGCGGCGAGAGGGTATGCTAAATCGTGTGCGTTCCACCCTCGTAGATTGTGGTTTGGTGGCTCCAGAGATTTGCCCTCCCATTTATTTTCGTCGCAGTCGAACGCCTTCTTCAACTTTAATGTTGGAACTGGGCTTGATGCAGAGAGCATCCAAGCACCGTTAGGATCAGATAGTGTTTCTGAAATACTTCACCTTCACTCTGGTCGACACCTCACTGTTTTCACAGATAGTGGTGTTTATTACGTTCAGGAGTCAAATACGACTCCTGTAAGCCCTTCTAACTTCAATCCTCGCTTCTCGGTACCCTATGGTAGCGCACAAGCCCCTCCTAAGCGCTACGATGGCGCTACGCTCTTTATACAGGATACGGGGAAAGTCGTGCGAGAATTGCTGTGGAATGACCTTCAGCAATCTTATACCGCTGAACCGATCAGTTTGGTGTCAAATGACATGATTGATGACGTACAGGATCAAGAGGTATTCTACGGAAATGATACAGGACCAGAGCAGTTTAATGTTATTGTAAACAACAATGGCAACATTTCTATTTATCATTCTGTTCGATCAGAGAAGATCGCGGCATGGTTTCCATGGGAAACAACTGGTGATTTTGAAAGTGTAACAGAATTAAATGGTGAAATCTTTGTTTCTGTTAAACGTGATAATAAAAATGTACGAGAAAATGGAACAATCACGGTTACTGATTATGCAAATATTGCTGTTGGTACAACAATAACTATTACCATAGCAGATGGTACTGCATATACCTTTACATCAGAAGCTTCTAGCGGGTCATCTCCATCAGAAAGTACAGGGTGGCGACCCTATTCAAACAACGATACAACCGCGGATAATATATATACTACTATCAATAATCACAGTTTATTTACTGTGGCTAACCCTAGTGCTAATATTGTTACAATTACAGAAAGTAGCCCAACAGGTTTGCTGACAATTGAAACATCTGATTCTACACGATTGGCTGTATCAGCACAGACTTATCAACAGGTTTATTATTTAGAGAAATTTAATTTTCTTAAAACAGTAGATTGCTCCGCAACATTAAGTAATGTCTCTGGCAATATATGGGGCGGCTTATCTCACCTTCTTAATTCAAGTGTCTCTTGTGTTGATAGTAATATTTATCATGGAGATTTTACCGTAGCATCTACGGGGCGTATTACCTTAAACGAAACTGGTACGGCTCCTGTTGCTGGTTTGAATTTTACTCGTAAGATTATTGATATGCCAGCTAACATTCAGGGGCCGAATGGTTCTTTGCGTGGATCGCAAAAGATGGTTGGTGAAATTATTGTTGAAGTTTACGACACCGCTAACTTTGCAGTAAATGGTCAGGAATTTCTTATTCGTCAGGTTGATGACGATCTTAGCACCAGCCCGTCAGCAGTAACAGGAACGTATCAGTTTTATGGTGGTGGTTGGTCGCGTGATGCCCAAGTGACTATTACACAAACGGCTCCTCTCAAGGGAACAATCCTCAGTATTTGGAAGGAGATATTAGCATGAGTTGGGAATATGTTGTAATGGCATCAGCGGTTGCAAGTGCGGGTGCTCAGTATGCGGCGGCATCAACACAAGCGAAAGCTGGAGCTAAAACAGCACGTATAAAAGCTCAGATCGATTCTACCAATGCATCTTTGGCAAGCTTGGAAGCTACGCAGACTGAAAGGTCGAGGCTTAAACAATTTGCGGCCTTACAATCATCTAATATATCGTCAACATCTTATGACCCCTATTCAAGTAAGTCATTTCTAGCAATAGAAAATGATTCAGAAGATGAATTAAAATCAGATGTCGACAGCATTAGGCTTTTAGGTCAGATAAAAACAGATCGTTATGCGAAGCAAGCAAAAATATCAGACATTACAGGTGATTCATATCGAGCAATGGGCAAAACAGCTTGGCTGAAACCTGCTGGTACTCTTATGGCGGGTGGATATAAAGCCCATAAAGTAACGAAAGAAGGATAATGGCTATAAAACCATATGTAAGTCAAAGCAAAGTTACACCAATTGCAGGTGTAGATACGTCAGGAATTAACAGAGTAGCGAATATACAGGCTAACAGTATGTTAGGAGCCGCTCGGGTTTTAGACACTATTGGCGAGATGGCTTTTCAAGAAGGAAAGAAAGAACGAATAAAAGAAGGAACGCTTGATGCGGCATCTGCTAAACTTGGTCGTAATGAACATGGTGAGCCCATATTACCTGACTCAATACCTAGTGATAACACCTTCTATGGTGAAGCGTATCAAAATGCTTTATATACTAGGTATGGGAGTGAAGTTGAGATTGATTTAGCTAATCGATTTCAAACACTAGCAGGTGAAATGACTTACGATTCTCCTAAAACGGGGATGTCAAAAGCGCAAACATTTATGGAAGCCGCCACTCTTCAGCTTAATGCAACAATAGAAAATGTTGATCCAAATGTACGGGACTCTGTTCGGAAATATGGAATAGAACGTATTCGTCAACACCACAGTTATATTGATAATGCAGAAAAGAAAGCTGAATTTAATCAAGCTAATAAATCTAACGGTGAATTAATTACTCAAAGATATGGTGAAGTTATGTCACTAGTTCGAGAAGGAGAACCTTTCGAAGCTGTTCGTCTTTCTCCGCAATATAAAAGGTTTACTACTGCAATTGGGTTGAGAAGACAATTTATAGGAACACGCAACGCAAACAATCTTTTGCATAAATATGATGTAGCTCTTGTTATGCAGGAAGTTGCCAATAGATTTTATCGAATAAAAGATGATAAAGGAGCGATCAGGCCCAAAACAATGACTACAGAACAGGCCGCATTAAAACGCAAAGAATTTCTTGAAAAAATCTTAACTAAAAATATGACAATAGGGAGTGGAAAACTCAAAGCAGGGAACATAGGAAGCTGGACAGAAGAACAACGAAACGGTTTGGTTACGTTATTAAAATCTTATGATTCAGCTATGATTAATGTTTCCAAGGCACAAAACAACTATATTTCAGCACAGCTGTTAGAAAAATTAGCAGGTGCGGCAATGTCCCATGGGACGGAAGATGCTCAAATTAGAACGACTAATTTGTTTAACAGCACAAGAAACGAAATTTTTAAAACAACAGGTAAGATGCCTTCAAACGGACAGGTACTAAGTACCGTTTCTGGTATAATTGCAGATCAAGAACGTCATAAGAACCTTGAGTGGAAGACAGATACCCGAAATCGCTTAATTAATGCACGTGCAGATAATGAAGCGAATAGAAAGGTTATTATAAAGGATGCTCTTCATTTACTAAAAGAAGATCATCCGGGTGAATTTGAAGGTATAAAGGCTACCCTTAGAAATATGAAAGGCTCTCAGGGCCAAGTTGATTATTTAAGACAGGTTTTAAAAACCACAGGTCTTACGGCAGATCGAGTGCAAGCTGATTATGCAAATGAACGGTTAAAATTAAATATTAAAAATTATGGCAGAGAGTTAGGTCGCAATGTTTCTGCGCGGATTTTACAAATAGCTAAAGCTGGTGATCCTATAAAAGAAGAACGCCGCTTAAAACAATTTGAATCAGAGCTTGTTAAAGAGCTCAACGGCAGAACAGCACATATGAACAAACTGGCACCTTTGTTACGATCATTTAGAAATGGGCGTTCTGTTCCATCCAGTAAAACAAATGGTGATTTATTTATTCCGGCATTAAGATTTCTGGGTGTAGATAATCCAACTGATCCCGATGTTGCATTTGCTCATGTACGAATGGGTATACCAACATACATGATTGAAGCAATGCTTGATGGGTTGCGAGGAGTTAATTCAAATAATCCTCAAGCAGTCGATCAGGCAATGGCAATATTCAATAGATATAAAGGATTGCAAGGGGGCATAGAACATCTTTCTGCACAGCTTGGTTCTGATTATGCGGTGTTTCACAATATTTCTATTATGGGATTAGAAAACCATAAGAAACATATGGATCTTGTTCAAAAAGCTTCCCAAGGAGATAACACTCCATTCGGGGGTTATAAAAATATAATACCTGGCTATCGAACAATTAATGATGAGGGTGAAGAAAAATTTGATGGTGATGCCGTTAAAGCCGCATTTAATAATTCTATGACTAGGGTCAACAAGGATTTACTTGACGGCTATACTCCGTGGATTTCAACATTTCCAGTAAGTATCTTTGATATGTTAACAAATCTGCCAGATTCTGAAAAAGAAAACCTAAAATACAAAGCAGAACGGGCTGACAAGTCACCTGTTCCCGATGAATTTAAACGTCAGGCTGAGAAAATTTGGCTTGCTAGTCTTCATCATTTTAAGAAAGGCGATCAAATAACAGACGAGGAAATGGATGAAGCTATGAAATATGCTGTTCATACGGCTATGTCGAGCCGTGTGTCTAACTGGGGTTATACAATGGCAATGAAAGGATCGGGTAATTATGGTGAATTAAACTTAGTTCAAAATGCTCCTAATAGATTTTTTGCTATCGACACGCCAGAGGGTCCATCTGCTGACTGGATATTTGATGCAATTAATAAGATGGTGGCTAAGACTGCTGATCCCCGAATGAACAAAGGGAAACTGGTATTAGGTTATAATTATTTCTTGCAAGATACCGGGAAAAAATCATCAGCGGGGACACCTATTTATGATGTTAGAACGTGGCATGACGAACACGCTGGTGATTGGATGTATAATAAAAAACGTAAGGTTATCGAAATTGATTTATATCCTGAATGGCAAGCAAAGCAAGTTGATGCTCTGGTAGAAGAACAGCTTAGAAAAGCTAATGAGCAAGAAAAAATTCATAAGAAAGCGGAAGAATTAAATAAACAGTTCTTTAACGAGAGAGGCCGTGCAAGAACGCATATGTCAATAAGGTGAATAAATGGGATTTATAGAAGAATTAGATCGCATAAACGGACAAAATCGACAACAGGATAACCGTCCAGTTCATCAATTGGATACATCTGAGCGAATATGGAACGCTTTGCAAACTGATACCTTGGTTGGTCAGATTGGCACAAGTCTCAAATATCATATTGAAATGGGGGATTTTGGCGATTACCAGCCCGTTGAAGGTTATAATCCTTTTAATGATAATATGATTGGTTATGAAAATTATGCTGATGAGTTTATCACATCGATGAGCCCAGCAGAAACAATGGTACGAAAAGCAATCATTGATCGTAATAACGAAAGCCGAAGATCATTTGAAAATCATGGATGGTCACGTTTACTTGGCAATCTAATGGACCCTATTAATATTTTACCGATACCTTTAGCCAGAGGCATTGGATTTATTCAAGGTGCCAAGCAAGGATCAAAGGTTGGTCTTTTAGGTCTTGGCCCAGCTGAGGCAATACGTGCAGGTATGGACCCTACTAATCCTACCTTAGAGCCGTATTTTGCAATTGCTGGTGCAGGGATTTTAGGCGGTGCGATTGGCGGTATAGCAGGTGGTATCGGTAAAGTTAAATTAGATTTCATGGCTGATAACTGGTTTGCAAGTCAAAGTGCTGTTGATGCTTATAATCGATTAGAAGAGATTATGCCTGATACTGCGGCAACGGTTCGTCCGTTTTCTGAAAGAAAAACATTTGTTAATAAGGATGGTTTAGAATATCAGGAGTCAATTTTTGACCACGTAAAACGCTTGATTGATAAATCATCGCGGGAAAGCAATACTGAGTATGATGCACGAATACTTGAAATAACCAGTGATCCTAAAAAATATGAAGACTTAATAGAAGTTAGCAAAAGCTGGAATCCAGATTCTTTTGTTCCAACTGGAACAGGAATCGAAACAATGCGATTAGCACAGCATCCTTATTTTTTACTGAAAAATAATTTATTTAAAGGCGAAATGGGTAATTCAATTCGTAGATTGGCTGATCGAATTACTGGTTCTCCGGGCATGATAACAAAAGGTATGGCCGCTGGTGATTCTATAGCTCAAGGTGTTCATAACAAATCAAAGTTACATAACAAATTAGCAGTAGATGCCAGTAAAGGGATGTATCATGCTTATTTAAAAGAACAAAATATTAATCCAGATACTATGACACCATTTGGTCGGGCTCTTAAATCTGTTGAGACAAGTATTTTTCATGGCAGAGAATATAAACAATTTAAAGATGATGTTATGTGGATGGTGTTGTCTGGTGAGAAAAGCACTAATGCCAATGTTATTGAGGCGGCTACTGCCCTTAAAACTTATATGGATGCAATGGGTAAAGCTGGTCAGGATGCAGGTATTTTTGGTATCGCACGTTTAAATCGGCGTAAGAAATTTTTACAGGAAGAGGTAATACCTAACTCAGACCGTTCTGTTTTAAATCAGGTAGATCGTCTTAGAGGTGCATTATCTGATGAAGAAAACCTTTTAGGAAGAGATTGGTTAGTCAGGGCTATTGATGATTTAGAAGGCAAGTCAAATTTGAGCCAAAAACAATTTGATAATCTTGAAAAATTTAGGGAAGAACTCAAAGAAGTAGATTTTATTTTAATGGGAGACAACCGTAGTTTTTTGTTAGATCGAACTCGCGAGTCTTTTAAAAATAAGGGTGCTCAGATTTATCATGATAGGATTAAACGTCAGCAAGAATGGGTTGATGAATTAGCAGATATTGAAGCTCGTTTAGAAAATTGGAAAACAGCAAGTGCCCGTGGTGAATTACCTCAAGCTGAAAAACAGGCGTTCACTCACTGGTCACGTATGTTTAAGCATGATGAAATTGTTAATCATAGGGCAGAATTTTTAAAGATTTTAGAAGATTGGTATATCAAGACAGATACTACAGGTGTTCGTGCTAACCAAACGCTTGATAGTATTTTAAAACAACGTACCCAAGGTGACATTAAGCGATTGCTTGATGATGCTATGAGAAAAGAAGGTTTACCAGAATCTACTATCAATTCCGCGTTAGCAAAAATTGATGACATATTTAAAACTAAATCAGTTGATCCAAAAATTAAACAATTACAATTAGAAGAAGCACATAATTATGTTCGTGGTCTAGTTGATACTTATGGTGTTGGCAAAGATGCCCGTCTTCAGGAAGCTTTAAAAGAAGTTGAGCGAATGGCATCACGGGGAGAGCCAGAAGATTTTGCGTTTGGTGCGGCTTCAGCTACCAGAGAACGTATCTTGGAAATGCCATCTTATATGCTGACCAAACGATATAATGGTATTGCTGATTTTATTGAAACTGATCCAGAAATTATGTTGCGTCGTTATCATCGCCGTATGGCGGCATCGATTGAGATGGGTAATGAATTTGGCGATGCTACGATGAAGAACTTTACAGATGAATTAAAGCTTCGTCTTGAATCTGAGGTAGATAATGCTGTTGGTAAAGAAGCAGAAGCGTTAGCGCGGGAGAGCTCACGGGTTATCCAAGCTGTTACTGACATGAAGGAAAAGGTCTTAGGTGTTTATAAGCTTCCAACTGATCCTAGTTCAGCCAGTGCTCGCGGGGTTCGAAGTATAAAAAATGCTATGGTTTTAGCTTTAATGGGTAAAGCAACTGTTGCGGCGTTAGCTGATATGGGTCGAACAGTTATGTCTGTTGGATTGGAACGGGCATTTAAAGGGGCATTTGATAAATTTACTGTCGCATCTCATGATTTTAAGATGGGTGGCGCAGAAGTAGAGCTTGCTGGAGAAGCAGCTGAAGTTGCATTACATGGACGATGGGAAGCATTTTTTGATGTAGATGGTGGGTTTGGTGGAAACACAATGATCGAGCGTATGCTTGATACTGGTGTCAATAAGATGTTCGTTCTTAATGCTTTGTCGCCATATACCGATATGATGAAACGATTTTCTGGTTCAATCATTCAATCTGAAATGATCCGTACATCTGTTAAATGGGCGGGTGATTTAAAGTGGGTTAATGAAGGTGGCGAGATGGTCATGCGTGGAAAACAAGGAAGGCTGACCAAATCTGAGCGTGATGCATTACTTAAAGTAGGTATTAATTTAGATGATGCTGTTAAAATAGCAGATCAATGGACAAGAGCAGGAGCCCAGAAAGGTAACACCTTACATTTAGCTAATACTGGAGCGTGGGATGATCCTGTTATTCGTAACAAGTTCCGTGTTGCGCTTGTTGACGAAATTAATAATGCGGTTATTACACCCGGCCCTGCTGAAAAACTTAATTTCATGAGCACTCAGGTTGGTAGCTTAATGACCCAGTTTAAGTCATTTGGATTCTCGGCAACTCACAGAACCTTATTGGCTGGCTTACAACAACGTGATGCCAAAGCGTTTCATGGCATACTATCAATGATCGCAATGGGTTATATGGTCGATATTATTAAGTCGCCCAGCTATGACAAACGTGACTTTACCTCAATTGATCGCTTGGTTCAGGCGATTGATTACTCTGGTGCTACTGGAATTATGTTTGATCTCGACAATATGCTTGAGGTCATGAGTGGGAATACGCTGGGTATTCGCCCTATGCTGGGTGTCGATAGTTTTTTTAAAGACCCGAACCTCGCTCAGCGCACAGGCCAAGTTGGTGGGCCTGTGGCCTCGCTGGGATTAGACCTGGCTAACTCAATTCTTAATCCTGACGCAGATAGTCAGGACATAGCTCGTTCTGTTCGGCGGCTCCTGCCGTTCAACAATCTTATCTGGTTTTCATGGGCGGTTGATAGATTGCAAAGGTCAGCTGGCAGTATTGGTGAGGATGATGATGAATAGATTTCGTTCTGTGCGTGGTGATTTTTATTTTATTAACTTATTTTGAGGGGAAACGGAGATAGAGTATGACACATATTACAATCGGAACAACAACAACGATTGCTAAATATACTGCGACATCGGGTCAGACAGCGTTTAGCATACCGTTTGAGTTTTTTGATGATGATGACATAGATGTTTATAAACAAGGTACCTTATTAGAGAAATCGACACATTATAATATAACGCCTGTCACTACTTACAGCGGTGGATATAATGGTGGTACGATGACCCTGACATCAGGTGCAACAACATCTGATTCAGTTGTCTTAGAATTAAATATATCCCCAACACGGACAACAGATTTCCCGACTACTGGTGGATTTAATATCGATACGTTAAATACGTGGATCGATAAAATGATTGTATTATTCAAACAAGCTTTTGAAAATATAGATCGTAAAGTCGGTAGAGCTTCGACTGACACATCAACTTATGCATTAACTTTACCTGTTCCTACTTCGACAGCGCAGAACCTCCAGTTAAGTACATCTGGTTTTACTCTTATAGAAAGGGGCAATGTTGTTTTAAATGGTACTGGTGCACCCGCTGGTGGCACAGGTATCAACGGTGATTTTTATATCGATAGCAATGCAAATAATCTTTACGGCCCAAAGGCAGGTGGTTCATGGCCTACGGCTGTTTCAATGGTTGGACCTACAGGCTCTACAGGGGCCACTGGTGCCGCAGGAGCGACAGGTGGCATTGGTTTAATGATAGCGTTAGGAGGTTAATGTGGCTGACACATTTCATATGGTAAATGCAGATATTACGACAAGCGATCCTACTGTTTTGACAGCTGGTTCTGGTGAAACTTTAGTCGTTGTTGGATGTCAGGTTGCTAATATGCACGCAAGTACAGCTTGTTGGTTGACAGCGACTGTGTACCAAAGCGGTGGAGGTACTAATGCAATTCTTTGTAAGGAAGTATCGATTCCAATCAATGACGCTTTTAACCCGATACAGGGAAAACTTGTTTTGGAAACAGGTGACTATATTAAAATGGATGCTCAAGCAAATAGTTCACTTGAAGCTACAATTTCTTATTTGAAGCAGACTTGATATGAGTAATTTCTTATCAGGAAGAACGAGCCTTACAACAGTTCAAACTGCAGATATAGCTGATAACGCCATTACATTGGCTAAGATGGCTGGTGGAACGGATGGTCAAGTCATTACCTATGACGCATCAGGCGATCCAAGTGCTGTAGGTCCGGGAACAGACGGCCAAGTGTTAACCAGTACTGGGGCAGGTTCTCCCCCTGCTTTTGAGGCTGTAGGTGGTGCTGGTAAAATTCTTGAAGTTGTTCCGTTAGTTTGTGATGGCTCTGCTGTCACTGTTCCTTCTGGAACTTACACTTCAACAGATGTAACAGCCGTTCAAACATCTACTCAAACGTATGTCGATTTAAATGGAAGCTCCATCGACTACACACCTCCATCTGGAACATCATCTGTTATTTATGAATATCAATTTATGACAGGCTTTGCAGACGCTACGGGCTGTTTGCACATTAAATTATTTCTAGCTGGAACTGAAGTTACTGATGCGAGGGGTGGTTATTCTTGTTACAGCATGGTCTTAAATCGGCCATATTTTAAGTGGGTTTTCAGAATTGGAGATGGTGATGACGCGGGTGCTGGTAAGGTTTCAAGTTGGAGTAGTGGTAAAATTATAAAACTCCAAGCACGAGATTATTCATCAGCATCAACTGTTAAAATTCATGAAACTGCCTACTGGGATGGCACGGGCGGTAGTCACATTGGCAAGCCTGTTTTAACCGTTACAGCGATTGATTAGGAAATGTTATGTCAGATTATAAAATAATTAGAAGAGTTGAATATCCATCTGTCCATGATTTTCTTGAAGCTTTGCACGATAAGGAAAAAGGTGACGACACTAAGTATAATGCGTGGATCGCCGCTTGTGACAAAGTCAAAACTGACTTTCCAAAGGGGGATTAACGATGAGTAAAAGTTCTTTTTTATCTGGAAATTTTGCACCACTTGAGCGTTCTGTGACTTTGGCAAAAATGGCATCTGGAACTGATGGTAATTTAATTACATATGATGCTAGTGGAAATCCAGCCCATGTTGCAACAGGTAGTGCTGGTCAAGTCTTAACTAGTGCTGGTGCTGGTGCGCCACCAACTTTTGCTGGTGGCGGTAAACTTTTGCAAACAGTCACAACTGTAAAACTTGATGCCTTTTCGGCTACTGCCACAAGCATGACAGATGTAACTGGACTATCTGTTCAAATTACTCCTAGTGCTACATCAAGTAAAATTTTAGTTACTGGTGCAATTACAGGGGCAGGAAGTCATTTCGTTTGGTTTAGAGTTTTACGTGACAGTACACAATTACAAATACCAGCTAGTCTAAGCAACAGAACTACAGGTTCTATTGTTTTTCAAAATAGTGAAACTTATATGGTAACTACACTTCCGATTTCCATACTAGATTCTCCATCTTCTACGAGTACGCTAACTTATAAAGTTCAGTGTGAGGTATATTCTGGTTCGGGATATGTAAATCGTACTGAGCGAGACGATGACAATGCCGCTGGATATGATGCACGGGGAAGCAGTTCAATTACAGTACAGGAGATAGGAGCATGACGCATCGCGCAATTTACGCACTATACGATAATGTCGTTAAAGTTAATGGTGACGGTGATGATATGGTTGCCTATGACAAAGATGACAAGGTAGTTGCTTGGGATAAGGACGATGTTTCGGCAAAAGAAATAGCGATTGAAAAAGAAATTGGTCATATCGAAAAAAGACGTAGCAATTATCCATCCATAGGAGATCAATTAGATGCATTGTGGAAGGGTGGAGATGATCAAGCGGCAATGAAAGTCATTATAGACAAAGTTAAGTCTGACTATCCCAAAGGCTAAGTAATGGTTATCGCGGAAACTCTTGCTGGGATTAGTTTAGTAAAAGCAGCTGTTTCTGGAATTGCTCAAGTTATTGGCAGTAGTGAAGATGTCGGCGAAATTTCTGGGTTTATAGACCAGATGTTTAAAGGAGCTAAACAGTTAAGGGATGCTGACAAACCTGTAACTCGGGCAGAAAAAATAGGATCATTTATTCAAAGTAAACTGGGAAAGCCTAAAGATGAAACATCATTAGGTGCTGTAGCACAGGCTCATATAGATCGTTTATACGCAGATGAAGCTCTTAACAATATGGGCAAGATGATTAATCAAAGGTTTGGTTTTGGAACGTGGGAAAATATCTTAGTTGAACAGGCTGAATTAGTTAGAGAAAAAAATAAAGAAGCAATTGAGCGTAAACAATTAAGAGAAGCACATCATCAGAAGTTATTTGAAATTGGAATTGGGATCATTGCTCTATTTGTAGGTGTTGGCGGTATTATTTTTTATATCAATTGGGTAAGACGATAAATGGAATTTTCATTACGTGACCTGGCATCGTTTGGTGCAATAGCTGTATCGTTGATAGGTGGTTTTGTTACTGCACGTATCCAGATTAAACAGTTGATGGAAAAAATGGCAGAACATAATAGTATTTTTACCCGCACAGATCAGCGTTTAGATGAAGCTGAATCAGCCAGAGGTGTTATTGAGAGTCGTGTTGCAATTCTTTCTGAGATTAACAGTGTGTCAGCGTTAGAAAAACGAACGATGCAGATAACAGATTTAACAACAACCGTTCGGATGTTGCAGTCAGAGGTTAGTCTTCTTCGATCCCTGCATAATGGATCACACCCTGTAACTACCAAGGAGGATAAATAGTGGAGTATGAACATTTTTCACAAGCACCTTGGCAAGAAGATAGATGGCCTAATTTTAAAGCAGTTGAGTTGGCCTGTCCTCATTGTGGTGAGTATTATCATGATGAATGGATGCTCGACGGTATCCAATACTTGCGACGAAATCTTAATCAACCAGTCCAAATCAACAGTGCACGGCGTTGTGCCTTCTACAATGCCAGCAACAAAATCGGTGGAGCTGTCCACAGTCAGCATAAAATGCGTGTCGCCTTCGACATCTCAATCAGAAATCGTGATCCCGCCAAAATACTTGGGTTATTACGAGAGTATGGATATTCGACTTTTGGTTTCTACGGTTCTTTCATTCATGTAGATGCCAGAAAGAATAGGAAATGGTCAACTAAGTCAGGAAAAAAAGTATGGAAATCATTGGTAGCCTTTTAGGAGCAGGTGCAAGTGTAGCATCTGGAGGATTATTTGGACTGTTGGGCAGTCTAGTAGGTGTAGGTACGAAGTACCTTCAACAGCGACAGGCCAACGCACAGAAAAGCAAGGAATGGCTACATGAAATTGAATTACGCAAACTTAATATGGAAGCTGGTGATCGTGAGACTGAGAATGAACTGGCAATAGCACAGTCGGAGGGCTCATGGCGTGGACTAGAAGCCAGCTATAAGACAGTTATACCTGCATCTCAGGTACATACAGTGGTTAATGATTTGAGGGCATTGTTTAGACCCCTTCTCACCTTTAGCTTAATTGCCCTGTCAGCGGTACTCTTCTGGTGGGTATGGTCAGGTATACTAGAGGCGAATCCAAAGGTCTTAGCGGTCTTCTCTGAGTCTGATATTAAAGATATCATACGGTATATGATCCATACGATCTTCTTTTCTACAAGCACAGCAATTGTCTGGTGGTTTGGTGACAGAGCTATGGCACCTCCGGGATCGAAGACTAGATAAGTTACGGAACATAAGGGAACATGACGGAACATTGTTCCTTTAGATTACGGAACATATGGAACACACCCCCTATAGGGGTGTTCTATGTTCCAATTACAATTCCATTAGAATATAGTATCGCTTCAATTGCATCACATTCGGGATCGAAGACTAGATAAGTTTTAGTTGTTTAGGTTCTTCACCTAGAATATTTAGTATAAAGGTTTTCATCTCAGGCTCTTGCGGATAATCATTATCATATGATTTTATATACCAATCATGATAGAAGCCAGTATCTGTTAATGGTATACATATATCTGGCCACATACTTATAGAGTGAAAACCTTTTCCACCCCAACTGAATCCCGTATGCCAATCGTATCTAACTTCAATATCAATTGTGGCTTCTCCCCATCTTAATCGAAAATTCATTTCTGGAAGTTTGGTATATTTCTCCATCCAATTACCATTCATATGTTATTCTCCTTTCAGAACACCTAAATTTTTATAATGTTGATAGAGATAATCACAAGAATCAGTCTGTATATACTCTTCATCTGACTTATCAAATTTATTTCCATACTCATTTTCCCAACTTTCAGTATCAATTTCTAAAGTGAGAGAGATTTTTACTTTAACAATTTTCCCCATTTATCGTTCTCCTTTTGTTGCTGTGCCCAAAACTGTGCCCAGTAGTTTGTTATAATATGAGCGATATGAGCGATATGAGCGATTCAAATCAGGGGATCAGACACAAAAAAACCCCAGTAAACTGGGGGTTAAGTGGTGCCCGGGGGCGGATTTGAACCACCGACACGCGGATTTTCAGTACGTTTATCCATGATTAAAAACCCTATATAAACTGCGGGATACAGAGTATTATATTTAGTTACTGTGCCCAAAACTGTGCCCAGTGTTTTGCATTTTTTATTTTAACCACCATTAAGTGAGCATACATTAAATTGCAGAATCAGATCACGTTTATTTAACTTAATGTAACACTTTCTAATATCTCTTTCGTTTGTTGGATATTTGTTTTCAATACAATAATCAACGGCTTGTTTTTTAGTAGCAAAGTATTCAGTTCTTTCCTCCCCAACAAAATCATTCGGAGTTATTAATCTGTAGAATATCATTTTATTTTCCAGTTTTTAAAAGTTTATCATGCACCTTATCTTCTTCAAGAAAGGCGTAGCGTTCTTGGGTTACTCTAACTGATGAGTGACCCAGTAATAACGATACTTCTTGCATCGTCAGTTTCCTGTCGTTTAACATTCGGCATCCATAAGTGCGCCTAACATCGTGCCATGTAATACGTTGTATCTTCGCACGTTCTACTGCTCCATCCATACCTCGCTTACGATCTTTGAATCTGTTACCTGTACTTGGATTAAAGAAAACATAGGGTGATGTGATATGACGCACTTGTCGGGCTCGTTCTAATACTTCCTTGGCTTCAGGTAAGAGAGGTACCTTCCGTTGTTTATCACCTTTGCCTGTAATAATTAAACGACTGTTATAAAGATCAACGTGGTTTGGTTTCTTATTATCATAAGGGTCATGGGTTAATGCCCATAATTCATCTGCACGTAGTCCAGTATAAAGGCAAAGTATTAATGCATCCCTGAATGTACCATGAGTAGCCTCGATGAGGAGCTCCTGTTCGTGATGATTAAGGTATCGTGTACGAGGTGGTGATTCTTTAAGCTTGCCTTTATTCTGCTGTTGTTTTTTCCATACGAGAACAGGGTTATTAATATCCCACTCAAGATTTATTTGTGCAAATCCATACATACTAGAGAGACAAGCCAGGTCACGATTGATGGTGGGTTCTTTACACTCAAGGATACGTGCTGAATAGTATGCCCATAGATCAGCACCTGATATCTCATCTAATTTTTTTCCTTTGAAATATGGGGTTAGCATACGAAGAGAAGTTACATACCGTCGTTGTTCTTTTAGTGTGGGTATGTATTCAGTAATAAATAATTCAGCTAACTGATCGTATGTATAGTTACATCCTGTTTGATAACTACCATTATCAAGATCATATATCCATTGGGCTAGGCGTTTGTTGGCTTCAACTTTAGAAGTTGTTCTAAGCGAGACTCGGATTTCTTTGCCATTTCTGTAGGCACGACCCCACCAGTTTTTAGATAGTTTGTGTTTGTAGACACTCGCCACTGTTCTCTCCTCTGCATTTTCCACCACCTGTTTATTTCACGCTTGTCAAATCTCCAAGCTGATCCGGGGCGTAATTGAAATGCTGGTATGTTTCCAGCTTGTGCCATCCTACGAATAGTTGCATCTGAATAGCCAGTTAATTCTTTTACATAAGTTATATTAACCATCTTGTGATGCTTTAGCTTTTGCTAACTTCGCTATAGAAGGATGGTCGACAGGGATATCAGCGTGCTTGTCTAAAGAAGCAGCGACTTGTAATTGTTCGTGACTAGCTTCTCTTAATATTTTTTTGTAAGCATAGGTTATATCTGCACCTGTAAGATCATCTGATTCTTTTAGCATAACATGAAGTTCGGTAATGCCTAAGCAACCAGAGTTAAACAATGCTTGGACATTTTGTATTTCGGTAGCGGCATACGATAGCTTACTCATGGTATCTCCTTTGTTAAAAGATTATGCCAGTAAAGGCAGGTGGGTTGTTGGTATGTAGACGCAAGCAATCCTTGCACCTGAAGTTTGTATTAGAGACAGGCTGAAATTCACAGCGACACGCCATACATTTGCGTGGCTTGGTTGGTTTCTGTGGATCGATATCAGATTGAGGACGTTGGTATGACATGGTGTCATTCGGTAAACGTCTGCGCTTTCTTTTATAAGCGTTATCGTATTGTTGTTTAATACGTTTGATATCTACTGGTTTGTCAGATTCGTATTGGCTTTCAAAAGCTTGGCGTCTGCTTGCTTCATTCTTGTACCATTCAGGGAGCACATCGTATCGCAATTCAATACCATTGCAGTACGCAAAGAAAGCTCGTTG